AATTTGATCTATAACGAAGACTATTGCCGTAAAGTGTTTCCTTATATTAAAGAGGAATACTTCGACGACAATAGTCTTCGTAAGATCTTTTCAACTTATACCGATTATATGAATGAATACAAAGAGCCGCCATCTATTGAGGCTCTTAAGATCTCTATCGATAAACGTAAGGATCTTAACGAGTCTTCATATAAAGAAGTGGTGACTCTTATTGACGAATTGAAAGTTGATAAGGATACGAACGAACACTTTCTTATCAATGAAACGGAAAAGTTCTGTCAGGATAAGGATCTCTATAACTCAATTCGTAGAGCAATCCTTATTCTTGACGGGCAGGATAAAGAACTTGACAAGGGAGCAATTCCAAAGATACTTTCGGACTCCCTTGGCATCGGCTTTGACTCTCATATCGGTCATGACTTCCTTGAAGATGTTGAGTCTCGACACAGCTACTATCATCGTAAAGATGAACGCATCGCGTTTGATATTGAACTTCTGAATAAAGTAACAAAGGGCGGTCTTCCTCGTAAGTCTATGACTGTCCTGCTTGCGACTACCGGTGGTGGTAAGTCTCTCGTTAAGTGTCACATGGCTGCTTCGAGTCTTATGTTCGGAAAGAACGTTCTGTATATTACAATGGAACTTGCCGAAGAAGAAGTTGCGAGAAGGATCGACGCAAACATCATGGACATAACTCTTGATGAAGTTCGAGAGCTTCCTCTCGATGTTTTTGAAAAGAAGATGGCTATCTTTAAACGCAAGACTCCAGGTAAACTTATCATTAAGGAATATCCGACTGGGTCTGCTCACTCCGGTCATTTCCGTCACCTACTGAATGAGTTGCGCCTGAAGAAGAACTTTACACCAGATATTATCTTCTTGGACTATCTGAATATCTGTTCGTCTTCAAGAGTAAAGGGAGCTGCGCAAGCAAACTCCTATACTCTCGTAAAATCTATCGCAGAAGAAGTTCGTGGTCTTGCGATGGAGTTTAATTTAGCTATCGTAACTTCTTCGCAGTTCAATCGCGGAGCGTATGATAGTTCTGACGTTGAACTATCGAATACTTCAGAGTCCATGGGTATTACTCATACTGCAGATGCAATCTTCGGCCTAGTTACATCCGAAGAATTGTCAGACCGTCGCCAGATCATATTCAAACAGCTTAAAAACCGTTGGGGTGATCTTGGTCAGTATCGAAGATTTATCGTTGGGATCGACCGTGCAAAGATGAAACTGTTCGATGCTGAAGAGTCTGCTCAGAAAACTCTGTTTAAAGAACCGCAGGATGACCGAACGAATAAACGTGGTGAGACTAAATTTACGAGTGATGATGAAGACTCCTCTGTCTTTGATAAGGGTGCTTTCAATCAGCAGTGGGATATTAAACCTAAGGGCAAAAAGTCGTTATTTGAAGTAGGAGATCTGAAATGAGCTATAGCGTAAAGAAACAAGAAGACGGTTACGATATTCTTGAAAAAGATACCGGTACATTGATTCATCTTAGCTGCGACGAAACCAAAGCAAGGGATATCTGTCGAAAAATGAACCTTGGGTCTGGGTTCAATGGATGGACTCCGACGTTCTTTACTACGAAAGTAAATGCAGTATATGAAGAGGCGTAAAGCCTCTTCTTTCTTTTATAAATAAAAGAAAACTCAGAGGTTTTCTATGCAATCTTTTAGAAGGTATATTATTGAAGTGGCTCAACAAGGTTTTCAATACGAAAGAAATGCTGTTGAAGCGTTAAAACCATTTGACATCGTACCAAAAAGTTTTGTTCCTGCTGGCGCTGGATCTGATATACCAGATCTTATGATTAAAAGACCTGGGCCTGGCCAGACAGCAACCGGGTGTGAACTTAAGATCACTGCGGCATCTGCAGGTTCGTTAGTCATGAAATGGAACGATGGCAATTGGTCGATAGGTAGTGAGAATGAAACCAATGACGAAAAACTATTTGTCATAGAACTCGCTAAACAAGTTGGGATACTTGACACAATCAAATCTTCTTGGAAGCAAGAACCATATAAGTTTACGAAGAATAGAAACGTTTTGTCTGAGATAGAAGGACTAAACAAAAGAGAAATATATTCAAAAGAGCTTTCTCGTTTTTCAGAAATTAAAGGTGTTATACCTGCAACAAAGATAGAAGAATACTACAATAAGAAAAAGACTTATTATGTAAATGTTGGTACTGATGGGTTCTTTTTATTAGGAAATAACAATCCGCTTGGATTAAAGGGTGTTCCTTCATTTGGTAATGCCGCAAACGCTGGTTATAGGGCAAGAGTGCAGGCAAAAGGTGGCGGAACATATCAATTTACATTTGAAATGAGTTTTTCAATACCAAGAGCACGAAGATCTCCGTTTAACATTGCACCTACGATGGGAAAAACAGTTAACATAGATTTCGATGTGATGGAAAAAACATTAAAAGATCTTTTTGGAGTTTAATGATGCTTTCATTTAAATCTTTCATAACCGAACAGACTCGCGGTAAAGGTCTAACGATCTTTGATATCGATGAGACTCTCTTTCGCACTTCTGCTAAGATACGAGTGATGAAGGACGGCAAGTTAGTTCGTTCACTCGATAATCAAGAATTTAATACTTATAAATTGAAAGATGGCGAGTCCTATAACTTCGGGGAGTTTGAGTCCGCAGAAGTCTTTCAGAAGACTTCAGTCCCCATCATGAAGATGATCGAAAAAGCAAAGGCGATCATTAAGAACGCCACGGCTGCAGGGTCTAGAGTCATTATCGTGACTGCTCGATCCGATTTCGACGATAAGAAAAAGTTCCTTGACACATTCCGTCGTTATGGTATAGATATTGATAACGTATATGTTGAGAGAGCTGGAAATCTAAAACTTGGATCATCTGCAAAGAACAAGAGGTTCGTCTTCCATAAGTATCTTCGTGGCGGTAAGTACGAGAGAGTTCGTTTCTTTGACGATGCCATGTCGAACATTACAATGTTTAAGGCTCTCGCAAAACAGTATCCAGGTATTTCCTTCGAGGCATATCACGTAAAGCACGACGGATCAATAAGGAAAGTATGATGATAACTTTTAGAGAATACCTCGCCGAGGAAAAGAATCTCCATATGGAGCACCTTGAAGATGCCATTCTAAACCTCGGTGTTGATGGAACTCGTTCGTCAATCAACTTCCTCCGCTCGCTTCGAGACATGCTTGCTGGAAGATCTAAAGCTCCTATCAACGTAACCGTTAAGTGGGATGGCGCACCTGCCGTATTCGCTGGAATAGACCCTTCTGACCGTAAGTTCTTCGTCGCTAAGAAGGGTATCTTCAACAAGAATCCAAAGGTCTATAAAACAGACGAAGACATTGATGCCGATACCTCAGGCGATTTGAATACAAAATTGAAACTTGCTCTTGCTGAGCTTCCAAAGCTTGGCATCAAGGGTGTGATACAAGGTGACTTTCTATATGCGAGAGAAGATATCAAAGAAGTTAACATTAATGATGAACCGCATATTACTTTTCATCCTAATACGATTGTTTACGCGGTACCTGAAAACAGCAAGCTTGCTAAGGAAATCCTCAGATCTAAGATCGGAGTGGTATGGCACACTCGATACAGAGGAGACTCTTTTGAAACAATGTCAGCGAGTTTTGGAGAAGAGATCGCAAGCGGCCTTAAGAAAGTAAATTCTGTCTGGTCCGTCGACGCCGTCTATAAAGACGTGTCCGGAACAGCTAACTTTACTTCAAACGAGACCGAAGCCGTCACTGAGATACTATCCAAGGCAGGAAAGCTCTTCAACTCGATTAAGAGGGAGACACTTAACGGCATCTCTGAGAACGAAGAGAGACTTATGAGAGTAAAGACCTTCGTAAACTCCAAGATCCGTCAGGGAGAAAGAGTTCGCAACTCTGCGGTGTTCGTCAACGACCTAATCGTATATCTGAACCGATACTACGACGGCGAGATTGAAAAGAAAAAGACAGACGCTGGCAAGAAGGCTGTGATGGCTAAAAAAGACGAAGTAATGTCTTACTTTGACAAGACTCAGAGATCTCAGATCGTAGCGATGTTTGATCTATACAATCATATCATAGACGCAAAACTATTAATCATACGAAAGCTCGATAGAGCAAAGAGAATTGGTACCTTCCTCAAGACAGCTGACGGGTATAAGGTAACCGAGCAGGAAGGTTTTGTCGCAATCGACCACATGGGTAAGAACGCAGTTAAACTTGTAGACCGACTCGAATTTAGTAAAGCAAACTTCTCCGCGGAATACATAAAGGGATGGCAACGATAATGAGTAATGCAATTAACGAGTTGAAGAAAATGCTTCTTGAAGCAGCAGCTGCACAGAAGAAGTCTCAAGAGCCAAATCTTAAAGAAGAAATTATAATTGCGCCTACGGCCATTGAGGAAGAAGACGTTGTAAAAAAGACGATGCACTATTTAAATAGTCCACGTAAATCCGAACCTATTGTACGTAATGTGGCTGAAAATATAGAAACTCAAAGATGGAACGATCCTCTTCGAAGAGAACCTAGCGAAAAATTTGTAACATTTAAAGAAATGAACGATCATTACGGTTTGTTCTTACAGCGCATTCAACAACAAATGTCGTCAATCGGTGGTGGCGGTGAAGTTAACTTTTCTAGATTAGATGATATTAATTCAGCAACTGTGGGCACAAACAAGTATCTAACTTACGATCAAGCTACCAAAAAATTCATCTTTGATACGATAGAAACTGGCGATGGTCTTTACTTAAATGGCAGTAATGAAGTTTCTCTTTCTGTTGCTTCATCAAGTGATCTTGGCGGGATAAAAATAGGTACTGCATTTACGATAGATGGATCCGATAGACTTCAACTGAACGCGGCAACTAATGATATAATAGGCGGTGTTAGATTAGGACCCGGTGTCACTACCAATAACCAAGGCCAAATTATCATTAGCTCTGAAGGGCTCGATTTTAGTTTCGGTGACTTCCAAGCAACAGTTCCAGCTAATGGTGCTGCTACATTAAGTTCAGTGAATCTTGGTCAAAACATTGATATAGTATCATCAGCCAATGGTGTTATTAATGTTATCGGCAATTTTCATGTGCATACACCAGATACATATGATCCAATCGACCCGGATGCAAATGGCGCCGTTTTTAGAGTAGACGAATCCGGCAAAGTTCGTATACTTGTGCCGAACGCTAATAGTAGTGAAGGCGCTGTTGAAATTATTGGTGGTTCGGGCGGAGTTTTCCAATCGCCAGTTAACACTGGAGTTATGTTACACGTTACAGGTATTGCCGGGTCACCTGGCGTACCTAGTAGAATATACAATGACTCACAAAATGCATTTTCTGCGTTTGTTTCGAGAAGATATAATAATACCGCAGCATCACCATCCGCGGTGTTGGCCGATGAAGAAATTATGCGTCTCAGCGGTACCGCACATAATGGCACGATAATACCAGGAACAGCCAATCAACGTATTGTCTATAAGGCGTTAGGTAACCAAACCTTAACTAATCAAGGCGGTTATATTGAATTGTGGGCTACTCCGATAAACACCACGACATTAGCTAAAATTGCCACTGTGGACAGTACAGGTATTACACTTGAATCAGGTAAGGTATTAACAGGTAATGTGTCAGGCTCTGCCGGTTCAGTTGCTGCTGCAAACGTTACTGGCACAACATTAGCAAGCAATGTAGTTACAAGTAGTTTGACTAGTGTGGGCACATTGGGTAGCTTAACCGTCACAAATCTTGTTACTGCTAGAAACTATCACGGTCAATCTCGTGATGCTGGAACACTAGGTGCGGCAGGCACGCTGACTATTGACTTTGCTACAGATCATAATGTGTTAGTTGAACTTACTACTACTGCGGTCATTGCGTTCTCTAATATTACAGCAGGCAAGACTGTGACCGTATTGGTTAAGAATGATACTGGTAGCAATCGTGCTGTGACAACAGGCGTTAACGCTGGCAATCACACTGGGAATAACACTGCTCCTAACGTCAATGATGGTAGAACTGGTGTGTTTATCTATCGCACATTTGGCACAGCAACCGGTGATGTCTATGTTGAGATCAGCGTTTAATTATGTATAGAAAATATAACAACGTTGTGTACGTCACAGAACACAGACCCAGACGACTCTAAAGGCCGCAACGATCAACCCGTTTAAAAGCAGTTGAAGATAATCTTGCCGAGGTAAGCGAATAGTAGCTATAACATAACCGAATACCGGCTATTCTAAATAGGTAAACCTTTTTTACCTATTTTAGTAAACTATTCCTATAAATAATATCATTAAATCTGTGGTAATTCTACTACGGGCAACAAAATACACACACATTGAAAGAGAGAAAATAATGCTAACGCTAAGACTTTTTGATGGTCTAATAAAAACCGCGCACCGTTCAGAATCTGATAAAGAACTTGCTACTTGGGCTCGCACCGAGTATAAAGCTGATGCCGACTATGCATACTTCCATATGAAGCAGTATGGTGTCGCACCAAGACTAGGGGTGTCAGTATGATATCCCTACTCGTTAAGTGGTATTCTAGAAACAGAACCTATAGAAAAACCTACAAAGAACTCAGTTCTTTAACCATACATCAGCTCAAAGATCTAGGATTACATTATAGTTCTATCGATCAAATCGCGTTTGAAGCTGCGTATGGTAAGGAGGCTCGCGGTGTTTAATTTTAAAAATTTATTTAAAGTAAGAACCGAAAAAGATAATATTGATGAATATCTTGCAGACTCTTCTGATCTTGCTGACCTAGAGAACCGTATTCGAAGAATCGATCGCCAAGAAGCTCCGTGGCAGATCAAATCAAATCAGAATTTAGTAGGGTGGGCATGATGATAGATCCAGATCACACCTTCCACAAAGATAACACCGAAAAGAAAAAGGGCGGAAAGTAAGAGTAAATCTTATTTGTATCGTTTGAATAAATAAAGGAGGATACAGTCCTCCTTTTAAAGGAGGATACAGTCCTCCTTTTTTATTATCTAAAACTGAGTTAACGATGAAAGAATGGTTCGCAGGAAAAACTGTTGCGGTTGTTGGTAATGCGGCTTCGCTCTTACAACAAAAGTACGGTAAAGAAATAGATCGAGCAGAAGTAGTGGTTCGTATCAACCGTGGTGGATATCGCTTCACCGAGTTTCCATCTCAGATGGGATCGCGTCTTGATATCTGGTGTATGCAGAACATTAACCAAAACAAAGCATACTTTAATAAACCTCATACAAGACACGTACGTAAGATGCAGATGGATACTGTAGACGTATCCCCATTGCATATAGAGATGGCAGATCTGGTGTTCTCTGATGAGGATAGAAAGCAGTTAGACGGTAACTTGCCAAAGAAATCTTCGACTGGTCTAAGAGTCTTATACTATATAAAGAAGCAGAACCCACAAAAAGTTTTTGCATATGGCTTCGATTGGAAAGCATCTTATTCCTGGCACGAGAGAAGAAAATGTATCGCTCATGACTTTGGAACAGAACGAAATTACTGTTTGAATAACATATTTAACGATGATACATTTTTACTTAGAGGTTCATCGTGATTACATCTTCTATATTTTACAAAACTCTAAAGTCTGATAGAAAAGATGAAAGATTTGAGGCAATTCAAAAAACATTTCCAAATTGCTCTGTCGTGAAAAACTCGGTTTGGAATAAATGCAATCTTGCTATCATACAGGGATGGCCAAAGCCAGGATCCGATACACCTCATAATATGTTTAGAAGATACGTCATAGAAAAACAGAAAAACCATTGCGGCCACATTTTAACTGTTGATGGGAACATCTTTAATTATCTAAGTAAAAACATTTATTTTAGATACAGCATGAACGGCATATTTGCAAACACTGGTTATTATTTTGATAAAGAGATAGATCCAAACAGATGGACTAATATAAGTAAGGTAACCGAATGCAAACTTAAACCTTGGAGAAAAACCGGAGATCATATTCTCATACTTATGCAAAAGAGTTCCGGTTGGACTATGTGTGGTTTAGACGGATTAAAGTGGTGCACTTCAACGATAAAAAAGATAAGGGAATATTCCGATAGAGATATTGTCATTCGATTACACCCAACCGATAATCATTTAGTAAATGGATACATTAGTAACTTAGAAAAAAGTAGAGTAACCATATCGAGAAATAAAAGCATTTTAGAAGATTTAAAAAACGCATGGTGTTCCATTACATATAACAGTTCTCCTGGAGCCGTTAGCGCGATTGAAGGCGTTCCGGTGTTTATCATGGACCCGGATTGGAAAAAGAGCCCGGTGGCAGATGTTGGAAATTATGACATGTCAATGTTAGAAAGTCCATATATAATAGATAGAGAAACTTGGATCCAAAAGATAGCAATGTCTCATTACAGTATTCAAGATATAAAAGATGGCCTCCTGTGGAAAGAAGTATCAAAATATTTAGACGTAGGTAAGATATGAAAAGAATTAATGCAGTAACTTGTTATAATACAAGCGGGTTCAGAGAGACTGGATCGCTGCTCATCAATGGGTTTATTCGATACTGGCCAAAAGAAGTATCATTAACTGTGTATGTTGACGACCCTATTCCAAAGAACGAACTCATTCGAGACGAGAGAGTTACATATAAGATATTAAATCAGAAAGATCTAATAGCTTTTAAAGAAAGACACGCGAACAACTTGGAAGCAAATGGTCTCGGAAGTAAATCTGAAGCAGGTCAGAAAAATTACAGATACGACGCAGTAAGATTTAGTCATAAAGTGTTTGCTTTGTTCCAATTCCTTGAAGAGAACGATACAGATGTTCTTATATGGTTAGATGGCGATAGCAGAACTCATTCATCTGTCTCTGTAAATGATATTAACAGTTGGTGCCCAAACGAAAAGTTCGCTGGATATCTTGCCCGCCCTTGGATGTACACTGAAACTGGTTTTCATATCTTAAATACGAAACATCCAATATCCAAAGAGTTTCTTAATGCTTGGAAGCAATACTATATTGATGATAGTATCTTTCGCCTTGATATGTGGACGGATTGTCATACTTATGATGCAGCAAAGACAAAGTTTAACGATGATCACTGGTATAACCTTAGCCCACCAATTAAGAATAATCATCCTTTCATTAACGGGCCTCTCGGTATGTTTATGGACCATATGAAGGGTCCTCGTAAAAAGAAAGGGACTAGTAATAAGAGGGATCTAGTCGTAAAGAGAAACACAGAATACTGGAACAAAGTAAAATGATGTGCGCATTTCTTTCAGGAAAAAAAGACCAAGACTCGTATGTTAAATCTTTTGGTTACACAAACGAAGCAAAAATTGTTTATACACGTCATCATGTATACAAACACCAAACTTCACGGCATGCACCACCGCATCTAAGAATTAAAAAGCTATTACCTAGTTATGAATCTGTGGTATTTGCTGGTCTGCTAAGAGGAAACGCTCATATTTTGGATATGGCCGTGAATGATAATATGAATTTCTATTACATAGATCACGCATACTTTAAACCAGGTTATAGATATCCAAACTGGATGAGAGTTGTAAAAAACGGATTTGTTCAGAATACCATATTACCTGATGTTAACAGTGATCGTTTAAAACTATTTGATATTAACTTTTTAGACTATAATTTTAACAAGAAACAAAATATTGTCGTGTTTCCACCGAGCGATACCGTTGCTCGAGTATTCAATCATACAAACTGGGAAGCTGAAACTATAGAAAAAATAAAACAATACACGGATAGGCCGATCGTAGTTAGAAGAAAGACCGGGCCTGTCATGGATAATCTAATGATTAATGTTAAGTACGAAGAAAAACACGATTACGAAGAATCTCTTGACGATGTTCTAAACAATGCTTACTGCGTAGTTGCTTTCAATAGTGCAGTAGCTCTTACGGCATTGGAAAGAGGAATACCTGTGATATGTGAAAGATACTGTGCCGCGTTTCCGTTAACCCATTCATTTGAAGAGATAGAGCATTTAAAAGAAAAAGAAAGGTTTCATCTATTCGCGAGTCTTGCGTGGGGTCAGTTTACGATGGAAGAAATAAAAGACAAGAAAACATTCAAATTCATAAACGGTGCAACACAATGGAAGGGACCTATAAAATGAAATACAAACTTGCGAGTGATACTTGGGGCCAGGAAGAAATAGATGCTATTCATCGAGTAATCGCAAGTGGGCGATATACTATGGGTGAAGAGGTTAAGAAGTTTGAAAAGCAATTCGCTAAGTTCTTCGGTAGTAAATATGCAGTCATGACGAATAGCGGAAGTAGTGCTAACTTAATAGCACTTGCTGCGCTCGCTCTCAATCCTAAGTACAAGAATAAAGGAAACATCGTTGTTCCTGCTGTGAGTTGGAGTACAACGTATTTCCCAGTACATCAGTGGGGATATAAGCTTCGCTTTGTTGATGTTGATCCTAACACGTTCAATATTAATACAAAGAAAGTGATTGCGGCGATCGATGAAGATACGGCAGCCGTATTTGTTGTGAACCTACTAGGTAACCCAGCAGAACTTGAAGAACTTAAGACGATATGCGACGAACGCAGCATTGCTCTTCTTGAGGATAACTGTGAGAGTCTAGGAGCTTGGGAAGGTTCATCATTCTGTGGATCCATTGGTGAGATGGGCACGTTTAGTTTCTTCTTTAGCCATCATATGCAGACTATGGAAGGCGGAATGGTTCTTACGAACGACGACCTAACATACGAGTATCTAAAGAGTCTGAGAGCTCACGGTTGGATACGTGATATGTCTGAAGGTAGTACTCTACATCAGAAAACTGGCGATCCGTTCGAGGATAGCTTTAAGTTTGTTCTTCCTGGTTACTGTGTTCGTCCGCTTGAGATGAGCGGCGCCGTTGGGCAAGAGCAACTCAGGAAGTGGCCAGATATGATGACGAAGCGTAGACAGAACGCGACCGCAGCCAAAGCCGCATTTCGTAACGTCCCTGGTATTAGATTACAATCAGAACATGGTACCAGTAGTTGGTTTGGTTTTGGATTAGTCCTAGAAGGACATCTAAAGGGAAGAAGAAAAGAAGTCATTCAGATCCTCACAGAGAATGAAGTTGAAACTAGACCGATCGTAGCAGGAAACTTTATGAAGAACCCAGTGATCAATCTTTTGAACTGGGATAGTGTTGGAACGTTTGAAGGTGCGGATGATCTTCATGAAAATGGATTCTTTATAGGAAACGACTGTGTTAACTTGGTCGATAATATAAACATGGTCGCAGATATAATAAGGAACATAAAATGAAGACTGCGCTAATTACAGGATTCCCTGGCCAAGATGCATGTTACCTTGCTGATTTCTTGTTAGAAAAAGGTTACGTTGTATACGGAGTCGTTAAGAGATATACAAGTCCAAATTGGAGCAACATAGAGTTTCTAGATTTATTTAGTAAGGGTCTTAAGACAATCGTAGGAGATGTTACTGATCCATGTAGCCTGATGGATGTAATGGAGATAGTGCAACCCGACGAGTTCTACAACCTCGCAGCACAGAGCTTCGTTGGTGGATCTTGGAGACTTGCTTATGTAACTACTCACGTTGATGCGCTCGGTCCTCTTAATTGTCTTGAGGCAATTCGTCGTATCAAACCTGATACTAAGTTCTATCAAGCTGGTACGAGCGAGATGTTTGGAAACAGTAGTATAGACGGAAGGCAGACAGAAAAGACACCTTTCGAACCAGTAAGTCCATACGGCATTGCTAAACTCTATGGATACCACATTACACGAAACTATAGAGAGAGCTACGATGCTTTTGCCTGCACAGGTATTCTATTCAATCACGAGTCTCCTATTCGTGGAATAGAGTTCGTCTCAAGAAAGATAACCGACGGCGTTGCAAGAATCGTAACTGGAAAGGGTGATAAGATTATCCTTGGTAACCTAGATGCAGAACGCGATTGGGGTCATGCAAAGGATTACGTACGTGCTCAGTGGTTAATGTTGCAACAGGACAAACCTGAAGACTTTATCATTGCAACTGGAGTTAAACACAGCGTAAGGGATCTATGCAGGATCGCGTTCTTGGCGGCTGGGATATCAAACTGGGAAGACTATGTAGTATCCGATAATGAATTCCAAAGACCGAATGAGCTTCACAGCCTACACGCAGACTCGGACAAAGCAAAGAGACTACTTGGTTGGGAACCAAAGTATTCGTTTGAGTCTATGATATGCGAGATGGTCGCATGCGATATTGAAAGACACAGTATAACATGAAGGTAGTAGTAACTGGTCATACTAGCGGTCTTGGCAAGACGCTATACGATAGACTATCAGAGAAACATCACACAATAGGTCTCAGTAGGTCAAACGGACACAATCTTTCAAATGGTGTCGAGTCATTTTTAATAGAAAATTTTGATGTCTATATTAATAACGCGTATCATGCTTATGCGCAAGTTGATCTATTATATAAGTTATTTGAACAAAATAAATATAGAAACTGCACAATCATTAACATTGGAAGTGTAAGCGCTGACGGTAATAAAGACACCGTTAATGAATATGCTATTCATAAATCTGCATTGGAAAAAGCTTGTTCTCAGCTTCAGTTAATTGACACCGGCTGCAAAGTCATTCATTTAAAACTTGGAAGAATGAACACTCCAATGACGGATTCCAAAAAAGAATACCCACGCATAGATACGGATTACATCGCAAATGTAGTTGAGTGGATGCTACACCAACCCGAAAAAATGTTCTTTAAGAACTTAACGATAGATATAATGCATAGTAGAAGAAAGGAAGCGTCATGATACCAATTTTTATTGGTTTTGATAAGAGAGAATCAGCAGCTTATCACGTGTGTTCAAACTCAATTATGAGACTGTCCACATCGCCAATTAGTTTAAATCCTCTATCACTCAATCTCTTGAGCGGATACGAAGAAAAGCATACTGATGGCAGCAATCACTTCATATACAGTCGCTTTCTTATTCCGCACCTAATGAACTATAAGGGTTGGGCTTTGTTCCTTGACGGAGATATGATTCTTCGTGACGACATTACAGAGTTGTGGAATATGCGTGACGAGACGAAAGCCGTCATGGTCGTAAAACACGACTATAAGACTCGCATGGAAGAAAAGTATCTTGGTGCAAAGAATGAAAATTATCCTCGCAAAAATTGGTCAAGTGTGATACTATGGAACTGTGGACACGAGGCGAATCGAGTTGTGACTCCCGAGTTTGTGCAGAATGCGACAGGTGCAGTCGTTCATCGTTTCACTTGGCTAGACGATAGTCTAATTGGAGAACTGCCTATCGAATGGAACTGGCTACCTGACGAATTTGGAGAGAACAAGAATGCAAAGCTTCTTCACTATACATTAGGAACTCCGTGCTTCCATGACTTCGCTACAACACCAATGGCTGATGAATGGCATAGAGAAAGAATCTACATGAACTACAGTCTTCAGAGAGGATTATGAGAGAAGTATTTGAAGGTAAGACTGTGTCTATAGTCGGAAACGCAAGAAGTCTTTTTGATAAAACATATGGTAAAGAAATAGACTCTGCACAGGTCGTTTGCAGGATCAAACGTGGCTTCTTTATGTTAAAACCAGAAGATATTAAGTCTCATGGTAAGAGAACAGATGTCTGGTTTTTAAACTGGTTTAAGACTATGAAGCCAAATAGAGTTACGAATAAAACTTGTGATCATATAGTTGAGATACTGCATCATCCTGAGATAGACGTCGAGTGGTTAAGAAACGATCTCGGTCATCATCGCCCATCAACAGGATTGAGGATACTTCATTTGATCTCTCTTTACAATCCAGATCAAGTAAACGTATATGGTTACGACTGGAAAGCGACTTCTTCTTTTCACGATAGAAAACTTCACGACGACCGACATGATTTCGCTCTTGAAAAGCAATACTGCATAAATAAATTTTTCAGCAACAAAAAGTTTGTGTTAAGACAATGAAAGAATGGTTTAAAAGTAAAACGGTTGCCGTGATAGGCAACTCGATGGCACTCTTTGGTAAGAGTTACGGCGAAGAGATTGATGCACACGATGTTGTTGTGCGCATCAATAAAGCAGCGATGTTATACACGCGTCAAGAGGTAAGTAAGAGCCACGGAACGAAAACCAACGTCTGGGTCTTTTGGAATGCTGCTGAGTATAAGTCTTTCTTTAATAAGATACCTAAACATATTAAAAAGATGCATGCTGGCCATCAGGGAAGAACACCAAGTAACATACATGCAGTCGACTTTGTTTATCCGGAAAATCTGTATAAAGAGTTAAAGAAGCATTCTGGTAAATACAGTAACCCAACAACGGGTCTAATTTTTCTAGACTACTTATCAACTTGTAACCCAAAGCACGTAGATGTGTATGGTTTTGATTGGAAAGAGACTGCAACGTTTACAGATCCTGAAATGAAGAGAGAAAAGACGTGCCCTCACGACTATCCAACAGAGAAGGAATACTGCGCAAAGAACTTCTTCTCAAAGGATAATTTTACTTTAAGAGACTGATATTATAAATAGAAAGAACATACTCCTTAGAGGACAAGATGGACGACAATAAAAAGATTGATCCAAAGAAAAAGAAGCAAAAAAGCTTTAAAGAATTTGACCCAACAAAATACATAGAAACAGAGCCAACTATGAACGAAGCTGCAAGAGGTGTGGCTGTCGTTAGTTTTGGTCGTTTTAATCCAATTACAACCGGTCATGAAAAGTTAGTCAACACCGTCATGTCTGAAGCGATTAAGCGTAAGGGCGAACCTGCGATCTATATGTCTCATACACAAGATCCTAAAAAGAACCCGCTATCGTACAATCAGAAGATATCTCTCGGTCAATCTGCATTTGGCAAGATCGTTAAAAAGTCTACATCAAAAACACTCATAGAAGTAGCCAAAGAGCTCTCAGGAAAATATTCGGAACTCGTAATCGTTGTCGGTTCGGATCGAGTCAATGAATTTGAGACTCTTATGAATAAGTATAACGGAAAAGAATACAATTTTGAGAATATATCAGTAGTATCTGCCGGAGAAAGAGATCCGGATTCTGACGATGTTTCTGGTATGTCAGCATCAAAGATGAGATCTCTTGCAGCTAAGAAGGACCTTGAAGCTTTTAAGAACGGTCTTCCAAAAAAGTTAAAATCGTCAGCTAAGAAAGTGTATGACATGGTTAGAAACGGAATGAACATGACAGAAAGCACTGAAGAAGTAGTTTTAGAAGCAGCACCTCTTACTCTTGCTCAAAGACGTAAACGTGGTCTTATAATGAAACGTTATAAGACAAAGATAAAGGCTGCTCGTGAGAGAGCTAAGAGAAAGATGGCGCCAAAAGAAAACCTTCTTAAGAGAGCAAGAAAGCGAGCTTTAGAAGTTATTCGTGATCGCCTTATGAAGAACAAGAAGTATTCGGAAATGTCTCCTGCCGAAAAGATCAATCTAGACGCAAGACTTGCAAAAGTACCTAAGGCAGTCATTGGTCGTATTGCAGCAAAGCTTCTTCCTAAAGTTCGTGCCGCAGAAAAAGAAAGACTAAAGAATGTCCTTGCGCCTAAACAAGAATCTTTAGATACTGCGTTCGAAACTTTCTTAGAATCAAGAACCGTTAAACCGCAGGACAAAGACGTGGCACATATGCCGGGTTCGCAGCCTAAGGGATACTATGCTGGCGTTAAATCAAGTGTAAAGGATGATCGTGCTAGACACTTCGCAAAGTATTCTAAAAAGAGCGACGATGAGCAATCATCATATAAGCCAGCGCCTGGTGATAAAGGTGCTAAGACGAAGCCATCGGTTCACACAACAAAATTTAAACAGATGTTTGGCGAGTCTCTTAACGAAGCTTCACAGGCAGATACTAAGTTTCGTAAGAGACCGCATATGGCACTAGAAAAGAATGGTTCTGTTAAGTTTGATAAAAGATTTAAGATCTTTAAGAAACAGATTAACGAGAGCCACGAAGATTTTTCGTTTGAAATACTCGGTCTCATGGAAGATGTTGATAACTTTGTCATGTCTGAAGAGTACGATGTTCTTATGGAAAATAATCCAGAAGAAGCTCTCAAGAATAAAGCCGAAAAGAGCGGAATATCATACGGAATACTTAAGAAGGTGTTCGATCGTGGTGTAGCTGCTTGGAGAACTGGACACCGTCCAGGTACGACTCCAACTCAGTGGGGTCTCGCAAGAGTTAACTCGTTTGCCACAAAAGGCAAGGGTACTTGGGGTAAGGCAGACTCAGATCTTGCTGCTAAAGTAAGAAGCGAAGCAGTATCGCCAACAGCAGTTCATCCTTTTGTCCACATAAAGGACCCTGATAAAGCAGTTAAGATACCAAAGGCTCTAAAGCACAAGCTAGGTGTTGGTCTAACTCCAAAGCATATGATGATGCATGGAAGTAAAGCAATCGACTTAGATGTTGATGGCGACGTGGATAAGTTTGATAAGACTACACCAGACGAAATCACTGGTACAGAGAAGAAGAACCTTACTCGTCAAATGCAAAAGAAGTATTCTGGAGAAGTCAAAACAGGTAAGATCGGAAACGCTTTTGAATCTGTTGACGAAGGCGTAGAACAAGCAAAGATGAAGATGAAGATCTCTCAAGAAAAGATGGCTGATGCAAGAAGGCACGATCGTATGCTTGATGCTGCAAAGCAAAGAGATAAATCTTCAAGCAAGAATCTATCTCGAGATATTCAAGAAGGTGATCCGAACCCTCATAATCGTGAGGATGGGACCGATAAGCTAGTCAAGACTTATAAGAAAGATACGCCCGGAGAGAAATCCCTTAAAGAGTTTATGCTCGCAGGATCGTTTGGCACATTCAAGAGAGGCGATAGAGTTCGTTTTACGAAACACTCGATGGATATGTTCGACGGTCAACTACGTAAGGGTACTGTAGTAGGCGGAGACATTTCTTGGCTAAGAGTAAGAGACGACGACGGTACACTATATAAAGTTCGCCATTACAACGCAGCTGCCGTCAATAACGACGATCCAGCCAATAAGTTTTAAGAGGATAAAATGAAATCTTTTAAGAAGTTTGTAAAAGAAGCATGCTGGACTGGATACAAGCAGGTTGGCATCAAAGAAAAGAATGGACGTAAAGTTCCTAATTGTGTTCCAGAAGAAGCTGATGTTGACGAAGCATATGTTCATACTGATTTTACTGATAAAACAACCCCAATGGGGAATAGAAAGGCATATGCAGCTGCAAAAGCAAATGATGAAAAGAAACCAGTTTCTTTAAAAAAGGCTCCTTGGGATAAGAAGAACGAAGAAGTTCAACTAGATGAAGTATCCGATAAGAAGCTAGATGTGTATCGTCAGAAGGCATTTGCGGATCAACCATCTGGTGACGATGGTTCTGACAAGTATCGTAAGCGCAAGTTTGGTCGTGACCTAGCATTCGCTAAACAAACTGGTAGAGCTAAAGTTCTTGCTACAAAGGAATCTGTCGAAGAGCTTGATGAGCTTTCACCGAACACGCTTTCTTCTTATGCAAGTAAAGCTAACATAGACGCGTCAAAAGCTAGAAGTCATATGAGAGTTTCCGCTGGTGGAAAAGATTTTGCTACTCATAAGAAAAGATACGATAAGAGAACCGCCGGTGCTGTGAGGGCAGGAGAAAAGTATCGCAAGTTAGTAGCCAGAGAAGAAATCAAACTTGATGAAGCTTCAGATCTTCGCATCACCAAGGTCTACAATAAGTTTCCTAAGAAAGCGACCTATGCAGTTCACTCACCAGATCGCAAGTACTACAAAGAGTTTGACTCAATGGAAAAAGCAAAAGCTCATCACGCAGAAAAGACAGGTAAGTAAAATGAAATCTTTTAAGGAATTCGTAGAACATCCAAACTGCGGAACGCCAGACTGCTGCGGACAATGCAGCACCGTCTCGGAAGCCGAGTCTTGGGAAGCAGGATACAAGCGTCGTGTCGTAAAGACTACGAGTGCTGAGCATAAAGAAAAGGGAATGAACTGGCGCATCAAGGGTAAAGAGCGCCCAGAGATCTCAATCAAGCTCTATAAAGAAAAGCCATCACAGGCAGAGTTCAATAAGCAGATGCGTCGAGTCGCCGGCCACGAGTTTGGTGGATAATGATTCGTTTTAGTCAATACATCTCAGAAGCATATTTTGTTCAATATGTCCGTGATAAAGATATTGACGTATTAAAGTTGCGTGATACCAATCAAAGAGGCTGGGTTGAGGTTCGCGGTAAAAAGAACTATGAAGTTACATATGATAAGAACGATCCTATGCACAAAGCTATCGACGGTTTAGGCAAGGCAGCAAGTATATCAGATCTGATGAATGGTGATGTAGTAAGTATCAATCCTCATCATCCTCATGGTAAAAAAGCAATCGAAAACATCCAAAGGTTAATGAAATGAAGACGTTTAAGCAGTTTCTCGAAGAAAAGGATCCTCGTATCGAGAGAGCAGGAGTTGCCGGTTTCAATAAGCCAAAGGCGACTCCTAGTCATCCAGAAAAGAGTCACATAGTCGTTGCAAAGTCCGGCGATCAAGTAAAGACGATCCGCTTTGGACAGCAAGGAGCCGAGACTGCGGGTGATCCTAAGGAAGGCGAATCCGAAAGAATGAAGATGAAGAGAAAGTCTTTCAAAGCTCGTCACGGTAAGAATATCGCTAAGGGAAAAATGTCGGCTGCTTATTGGGCCGATAAAGTTAAGTGGTAACTACTTTTATAAATAAAGTAAGTAGATCTAGTATCAGCAATTCATGTTAGGCAATCAATTTCTAAGGACAGAATAAATGAAGAGATTCAAATCTTATATTAACGAATCAGTTGAGCTCGATGAGTCAATCACGAAAATGTCTGATGCTCGTCTCAAGTTTCACGTTTTGAAAAATGTACCACATGGTAGCTATACCAAAAAAGAGCTATCGGCAGAACACGATCGTCGTAGAAAGACCCAAGGGCCTGCATATATGGCCGTAAAACCTTCACTCAACGAAGAAAATATTGATGAAGCAGTAAATGCTAAAAAGATTGCTGCAGATCATGACGCTGGTCATTCGATTGACGTTATTGTCCAAAAGCATCTCAATAAAAAGGGTGATAACAAGGATGAGATTCTAAAAGCTATTCAAGCTCACCGCTGGAATAAGCGTATGAAGAAAGAAGAAGCTGAACTTGACGAAGTTTCACAGGAGACGCTCCGTAATTATCACGCGAAGGCTGCTCTCGATTTAAGAAAGAAAAGAGAAAAACTTGATAAGGGTACTCTGACCTCTAAAGATTATAAGCAGGGACAAAACCGCGTAACTGGTTTGAATAGAGCTGCCAATAAAATGGAAGAAGTTGAACTTGATGAAGCTCGTAAGAGCGACTCATATCAATTTACTCACAAACCAGGCGATGCTGAATCTGAAAAAAGATTAGCCGACCTTAAAAAGTCAGTAAAAGGTACTGGTAAGCGTGTTGTACTACAAGGTCGTTTGGGTAAAGACAATCCTAACGCACATAAGTATTCTAAGGATGCACCTAGTGCGAAATACAAAGACGGCAAGCGCGTAAATAGTGACGTTTCAGGAAAATCAGGTGGCCATTCTCATCAGCGCATTCAAAAAGCAGATGCAGCCCATCACGACGTATATGTCTACGACCGTAATGAGTCTGTTGAACTTGATGAAATTTCAAAAGCCACTTTACGTAAAGTGGGAGGCCAAATGCTACGTAAAGGCCTTTCAGACGACCCAAAAGCAGATAAGCACATGAAGTATGCAAATCTAGCGTCTGCAAAACTTTATCCTAACCAATATAAAAATTCTCCTCTAAAAGCGAAAGTTAACGCTACAGAAGAAGTCGAGTCCCTCGACGAACTTTCAAAGAAGACTCTTGGTTCATACGTGAAAAAAGCTGCTGGTGATGCTGTTACTAAAGCTTATAGAGCAGGTGACGTTCGAGATAAAGATAGTGGTAAGAATTACATGAAAGCCCTAGGAAGACAGATTGGTATTTCTACAGCAACTAGTAAACTTGCGAAAGAAGAAGTTGAACTTGATGAAGTTTCGACCGCAACTTTGCAAAGATATAAATCTGCGGCAAGTAAAGCCATGGATCGTGCATCAGACTCAGCAATTGATAAAATGCTAGGCAGTAAGGATTCTCAGTCTGTAGACATTTCAAAAGAAAAAAAGACTATGGACAAGCGTAGCAAGGGAGTATCCCTCGCTTCAAATAAACTAGCTAAAGAAGAATTCGAACAGATCGACGAACTTTCAAAGAAGACCCTTGGTTCATATGTTAAGAAAGCCTCACGCAATCTAGCTGGAAGAGAATATAAGCGTGGAGCCGAAAAAGATACAAGCACGTCAAATCTCCAAAAATCCTATAAAAGAGATATGGGCATCGCTAAAGCAGTTGATAAACTAACTAAAGAAGAAGTTGAAAATCTTGATGAACTCAAGAAATCAACCCTCGGTTCATATGTGAAGAAGGCTGCTGGTAGTATGGCTGGTAAAACTGCTGTTGCTGCTGCACAAGCCTCATCCTCAATGGGAAAATCTTCGCCAGATATAAAGCGTGGTATAGTTAACCGTATGAAGGGTATTACTAGAGCTACTGATAAACTCGCAAAAGAAGAAGCAGATCTCGAAGAAAAACTGGTTGGCGGTCAAAAGAAGTTGGATCACAACAAGAACGGTAAAATCGACTCGCATGATTTTCATCTTATGAGAAAAAAGAAGATGAAGGAAGAAGTTGAAGGTCTTGACGAGATCTCTCGCGACCTAGCTCGTCGTTACATCCGTAAAATTGCTGATAAGACGAACACCGGAGAACTATCCGTCAAGCAAGTTGAGAAGCGTAGACCTGGTCTAAATCTTGCTGGTAAGAAAGCATACCCTTCGATCGCTGGTGAACCAAAGGTTCGTGCTACAGATTAAGTTGAATAGTCAGGTGTTTCGTAGAGTAATAGAAGTACTGAACGGAAAATGGATCGAAGATGTCATAAATAACTTCGATCCATACGGAATAAAAGAACAGACTGATATTGAGTTAAATAAAAAACATCATGAAAAAACAAAACTCAATAATAAGGAGAAAATAAAATGAGTTTATGGGGAAAAACAGATACGCTAGCTTCGGTGCCTAAGTGGCTCAATGCTAACGATCCAAACAAGTCCAACGACCTAGACAACGCATTCTTCGTTGACCTAACAGAAGCAGCAGTTGCTTCAAACATAGCAAAAGGCCTAGGTACTCCTGGCTGGAACCTTTATCATACATACGTCGATGGAACTGGAAATACACGTCACAAAGCTGAACCGCTTATCGTGATGAAGGTAACAGCTGCAGCCGCAGGCGACCTAGGTATTAGCGGTAACACTAATATTGAAGATACTACTGTACCTGACACTATCATTGCGATTACAGTACAACCAGCTAGCGTTTCACGAGTTGCACCTAACACTGCAACATTTACTGTTACCGCAACAGCGACACCTACCGCAACACTTACTTACCAGTGGCAGATTCAGCAATCTAACGAATCTGGAACTACATGGACTAACGTAGGTACGAACGCCGCTAGCTATACCACAGGTGTAACTGCAGTGGCACCAGGATCTGGCGCAACTAACGGCGATAAGTATCGTGTACTTGTTTCAGCACCAAATAATACACCTACTGTTGTAACATCTTCTACCGCAGTACTAACGGTAACTGCATCATAATTTGAAATGAAACTAGGAGAATCAACCTTTCTTCTCTACGCTGCAAAACACTATGATAATCCGCATTGTTCAGACATAGCAGAGTTTGAGGAAGACCTAAAAAGATTTCAGTACTTACGAAAGCTTTTTAGTAGATATAAGCAGACAGGAGATCTTAAGGAAAGGTTGATTCTCAATCATCTTATCATTCTGTATAATTGTTTTGGTGTAGATGCTACGAACATGCTCTTTATGAAGCTAGAAGAGTATCATAAATACTTAAAACCGTTTGTTGAATACTTAAACTTCATGCCCGCTTTCATAGAGTATGAAAATAAAAAGATACACAACAACCATATCGAATCCGATAGAACAATTGAAGAAACTCTTAAAGGCATCTAACAATGGTCGTAGATCTTTTCCTTGTATATAGCTTTATTCGTAGACTTACAACTCCATTTGAAAAATGGGAAGCGTATGCACAAGGCGTAATCGATAAAGATGGAAATATTCTAAAGAAGAAAAAAGAAAGAAACACTAGAGGTGAAAAAGATTCCTTTGGTATATTCGATCTTATGGTGCTAAAGCTTAAGAAGCTTCTTGCAAAGATCCCAGGTGGTTCCACTCGTCTTGCTTCATACACTGCTGCGTTGTGGCTCATAAAAGAGTGGAACCATTTTTCCGAGGATTCTTTACTCACTGAGTCTATCACCGATGAGCAACTCGATGAATCTCTAGATTTATTTTTTAGCAGATATTGCTATTATATCGGTATAGAAGAAGATGTCAAGGAAAAAATGATAGAAGAACCGACAGTAAATGTCGGGTCTGGTAACATAGCTGGTCTCGGTGTTGGACCGCAGGGCGAACCTGGATTAACACCTTCGCAGATGAAGAAGTATAAAAAGAAGAACCCCGGTCCTAAGAGACTTAGAGATATAATAGGAGCAAACACATGATTACATTAGAACAGTTCAGCGCAATGATACCGAAGAATAAAGAAGCTAAAGAATGGTATGATGTAGCTATCGACATGTTTGAAAAGTATGAAATCACAACACCACTTCGCATTGCGGCTTTCATGGCACAGTGTGCTCACGAGTCAGCTGACTTTACAATGCTTGAAGAGAACCTTAACTATCGTGAAGAAACTCTTCTCAAGGTATTCCCACGCTACTTCGGAGCTGGAAAGCGCAATGCAGCTGAGTATGCAAAGAACCCAGAGAAGATTGCGAACTACGTCTATATGGACGAGTTTAGAAGTAAGCAGGGTGCTATGGGAAATACTCAAGCAGGAGATGGTTGGAGATTCCGTGGTCGCGGAGTTAAGCAGTTAACTGGACGTAATAACTACACCGCATTCGCAAAGACTGTTAACATGACCGCAGAACAGGCATCAGCTTATCTTGACACAAAGAAAGGTGCTCTTGAGTCCGCATGCTGGTTCTGGAAAACGAACAACATCGCTAAGTTTGCAGATGCAGACGACATTGTTGGAATGACTAAGAAAATCAATGGTGGAACGATTGGTCTTGAAGATCGTACTACTCGTTATACAAAAGCGAAAGCACTACTTGGCGGTAAGGTTTCTGCACCTCCTGTTACTGAGCAAGCAAAACCAGCGTCGGCAGCAAAACCAGCGGCCGCTGCTCCTAAGGCTGCCCAGAGAACTCTCACGAGAGGGATGAAGGGCGACGATGTTAAAAGAATGCAGCAAGCTCTCGGAATTGCCGCAGACGGTGACTTTGGTTTTGGAACTGCCGGCGCACTCAAGAAGTGGCAGCGAGAGAATGGATTAGAAGCCGACGGTGTCGCTGGGCCAGCGACTCTAGCAAAGCTACTCAAATAATAAATAGTAGGTTAGAAACCTAATAGAAAAGGAGACAAAAATGTCTGTTACTGATATTATAAAGCATTCAGTTGATAAAAATCCTCTAGCGATGAAGGAAGCTCTAGAAGCAGAGCTTGCAGCACGTATTCGTCTTGCTCTCGAAGCAAAGATGTCTGATGACGAAGAAGACGAAGATGAAGAAGAGGAAGATGAAGACGAAGACGAAGACGAAGAAGATGAGGACGAAGACGAAGCCAAAAAATAAATGAAGATCTATATCATCATAGCAATGTTTATGGCGGCTTCTATGGTAAGTGGAGGCGTATACTATTATTACACCTCCACGCAAGCCAAGATAGAGCAGCTTACTCAATATAACGCCACTCTTATGGCGAATGTTGAACAGATGGAACAAGTGAACAAACAGAACATCGCTACGATTAATAATCTTCAGGCTGGTTATCAGCAGGCACAGGAGAACTTTGCTGCGCTTCAGAATAACTTTACGGAAATACGTCGTCAGAATAACGAATTGAGAGACAGACTCGGAAAGCACGAGTTGGATGTCCTCGCAGCTGCAAAACCGGGTTTGGTTGAAAAGATACTAAACAGCGCAGCTGAAAAAGCAATGAGATGTTTTGAACTTGAGTCTGGATCGGTTCTAACAGACAAAGAAAAGGAAGCAAAGAATGCAAGAGCGTTTAACAGCGAGTGTCCTTGGATTTATGATCGTCTTGTCGCTAGCGGCATGCTCACGCCCAGCGCCAGTGGAACCACCACCGAAGATAATAACGGAGACACAAATAGTGAAACCTCCGAAACCGTCGGTTCCAACCCCTGACGAATTGAATCTAAGAGAAGTAAAATTCGCGGTCATTACACCCGAAAACGCAGAAGAAATTTTCTCAAAGGTAAAGGGAGACAAAGTTCTCTTTGCTCTCACAGCGAAGGACTATGAGAACATTTCTCTCAACTTAAGTGACATTCGAGCATACATACAGCAGCAAAAAGAAATCATTGTGATATATGAAAAGCAGTGGGACTAAAATATAAATAGTCTCGATTGGTTTTAGATGGCCCTTCAGGGGCCATTGTTCTTTATAGAATGTGATTTCTTTCAGGAAACAAAATGACTGACACCGAAGTAAACGTTCTAAAGACAGATGTCGCTCTTATCAAAAAAGACATTAAACAGATAGAGAGAGTATTTAATAAAGTCGACCACGCAGTTGGTGACATGGCCGAGCTACATAAGATAGCTGCGGTTCAAGAGAAGATTCTTGAGAACGCTGAAAGAAGAATTGAAAACCTAGAAGATACCTTTATTAAACATGCCGATGATGAGGCTGAGCATCGTAAAGAACTCAGCAAAGTAATCGCCGACATGAGAGAGGACGCTCAGATACAAAGAGAACGTCGTCACAAAGAAGTATTAGAGTCAATACAGAATATGCATACGGTCATAACTGCAAAACTTGAGACTCAGGATGCAAGAATACAAGCCCTTGAAAACTGGAGATGGTGGATCCTCGGTGCAGCCGCGGTCTTGATCTTCCTCTTTGACAGATATGAATCCCTGATGTCACTTTTTGGTTGACATTTGGGATATATGGAATATATTGTAATTCAATATCATGCAACTAATGTGAGGCAACGTGGTAGATTTTGTAGATCTCCAATACGCGACTATGCTTTCGAGCCGATTGGATCGGTTTAAAGTTCGGTCGACGAATCCGTATAAGATAAACTTCAGGTGCCCTGTCTGCGGCGACTCTCAGACGTCAAAGACGAAGGCACGAGGCTGGCTGCTCGAAAAAGATAACAGCTTCCACTTCTACTGCCATAACTGCGGCGCAAGCCAATCGTTCTCGTACTTTCTCAAGAGTATTGACGGTATGGCATATAATGATTACATCGCAGAAAAGTTTGTGAAGGACGCGAAGAAGTCCGATGCGTCCATCTTAGAAAAAACAAAATTTGAAAAGCCTGTGTTCAATGTTGACCCTCTTAAACAACTTAAGAAGGTGAGTCAACTATCCACGGATCATCCTCTTAAAAAGTACGTAATGAAAAGAGGAATTCCACCACAGCACCACTATCGAATGTATTTTGCCCCAAAGTTTAAAACTTGGATCAATAGCATTATTCCAAATAAGTTTGAGAACGTAGGCAAAGACGAACCTCGTCTCGTAATTCCATTCTTTGATGAGAACGGAAAGATGTTTGGTGTGTCGGCTCGTGGTTTTGATCCGAACGGCGTAAGATACATTACCATTATGTTTGAAGAACGTTCTAAGATCTTTGGCCTCGACACTGTAAATTTTGAACAGACATACTTCGTAGTTGAAGGTGCTCTCGACTGTATGTTTCTTTCAAACGCTGTTGCAATGGCAGGTGCTGACGGAAACGTAAGTGGTCTGAAAAGAGCTGACAACGCGATCTTTGTATTCGATGCTGAGCCTCGGAATAAAGAGATCCATAAAAGGATTGAGAGGCTCATCAACGCCGGTTATCGAGTGTGCGTATGGCCCTCTAGCGTGCCTGGCAAGGATATAAATGAAATGGTTCTAAACGGTATATCAAACGTTGAAGAAGTCATTCGAGAAAACACTTATAAGGGTCTTCAAGCGACACTTAAGTTAGCATCATGGAGAAAAGTATGAAGAATGTAAATGCTATTTTAGCTCACGATGCTTTTTGGGGAATTGGAAAGGACGGTGATCTTCCTTGGCCAAAGAATAGCGATGATCTTAAATGGTTTAAAGAAAAGACGCTCGGTGGTGTCGTTGTGATGGGTAGAAAGACTTGGGAGAGTCTACACGTCAAGCCATTACCTAATAGACTCAACTACGTTATCTCGTCTTCGAATAATATTTCGCGTGGCTATCATGGTACGTATGGCGGCAATGATATTGTAGAAGTAATTAAAGATAAGATTGTGAAACGATACTCGGATCATTCTAAAATCTGGATCATCGGTGGTGCGCAGCTCGTTGAGAGTTGTCTTGAAATCATTGATGAACTCTGGTTAAACGATGTCGGCGGTGTTTATGATTGCGATACATTCCTTCCTAAACAAAAGATCACGGAACAGTTTCATATGGGTAGCGTAGAAGTTTTAAGTTTTGGAATTATTACAAAGTGGGTTAAAAGATGAAACAGTATCATAAATTACTCGAAGATATCCTAGAGTACGGAGAGGACGTAAATGACAGGACAGGAACAGGGACAAGATCCATATTCGGTTACCAAATGCGATTTAATTTACAAGACGGATTCCCTGCAGTTACAACAAAAA